TTTAGGCCACGCTTATAATCTTCTAATGCAAATGCCGCAGCTTGCGAGCTTTCTTTAAACTGATGAATGTAGTATCTAGCTCTAGCAAGCAATACAGGCTTGTAAATATTTGGGAATACAATTTCATCCCCGTGTGCGCTTAGTTCTGTAGGCAAATTGTATGCAAAGAAATAAACGCGATAAACTTTATCTGGAATAGAACTTAATCCGAACTTACGATTATCAGGGCTTCGGATAACTCGACGAGGCTCACCGTAGTTTTGGGTGTCAGCATCATCTTCGTTTTCTGATGAGCGTACAAAGTCTTTCCATTCTTCTATTGTTGTGTACTTAAGATTTTTGCTTGTGTAAGGAGCGGACTCGCCGTCTACACCAATTGTTGTAAGATAAAAATTATCCCAATCAACGTAACCATAGTCTGTCGTTAAACTAGACGACGTAGGCTTTAGCAAATACCAACGTGTGCCTGCTACAGTTTCTACATACGTATTACCATAAAACGGATCTGTTGATCCGCTAGTATCTGCAGCTAAAAAAGGCCATTGAGGTTCTTCATTAACAATATCAAGGTACGCTCTGTTTACGCAGTCCTTAATATGTTGCTGAACCCCAATAGCCCCAGCAAACGTCGAAGATGTGAGGGCTACTTCATTTAGCTCTCGCAACAACTCGTTTGTAATTTCAAGATATGTAGCAGCCATTATTTTTTATGAACCTTTTGAATTTCAAAGTTAGCTTCTTTTGAAGCGCCTTTGTGAGGTTTATAGCCATCTTTAGGATCTTTCATCAACTTGTATGTCGATCCTTTTTTCATCCAATGATAGCCTTCAGGAGCTTTGACTTTCATTTTAGTTAGGCATGCACTTAGGCATTGCTTTTGACATTGCCATACTTCCGCTTCGATATGACTCTCGACGTGCAGCAGCATTTCCATCTTTTTTAACTTTGCTACCCATGCCATAATTCATACGACCACCGCCCATTTTATTTTTACGATTAGTCCCGCAATGCATCTTTTTTTCTCCCGAAAATACGATCATAGTTTTCATCGTATTTTTTTTTATTTTCGTTTTTTAAGTACTGTCCGCTTACTTTAATTTTCTTCGTAGTACTTATTCGAATTGGTTGAGTATCTGTTCCGATCTGAGGCATAATAGAAAAGGGGGAGTATTTCATCCCCCACTCCGCTTTAGTCGATACCGTAGAAGGCAGAGACAAGTGCTTCAGGACGAAGTACTTTTGCTCCATATACGTGAAGACCACGTACAATGTCGCCAAAGCTACTTGGGTCACGAATGACTTCAGTGTTGATGATGGTCTGAGCAGTACATACTGCAGACATGTGACCAGCAATACACTTACCAGCTGCGTTAGTGGTAGATGCAATGTTGTTAGTCTTGTACATGTCAAAACCACGCAACTTGCCAGAAGAGACCAAACCGTTACGGATTGAACCCTGACCAGCGTTGAAGTCTACGCTAATGAGCTTTGAAGAACTCTTAACGAGTTGCTCATAAAACTCTGGGTTAGCAAGGAACCAACGGCCTTCTTCAGGAACATTCTGCTCGTCAAGAAGACGTGCCATGTGTGAAAGAACGTCAATTGGATCGTGTTCGCCAGAATCATAACCAATATCAAGGTTACCAGTACCATCAAAAGTACCAGCCGCTAGGTCAGTAGCGTTATCTGAACCAAGAATGTGGTTAGGTGCAGAAGCAGACGTACCTGCAAACATCTTAGCAATTACACCCTCGTCAAATGCATCACGAAGTGCGTAAGCTGCTGAAGATGAAGCAACTTCTTTAAAGTTGACGTGAGACATTGAAGTTTCGATGTCGTCAACGATGAACTTGAATGCGTTCGCCGTATCAACAACGAGGTTGACTTCTTGGTCTGTCAACTTAGTCTGTGTTGTATCTTGCCCACGCTCGTACTGATAAACAGTGATTACAGGCTCTTTGATGATACGTACAGAGTCACCGTATGCTGAGATTTCTCCAGCGTAATCGGTGTTTGTAATAGCTTCCGCTACTGAAGACTTACGGAAGAAGTTGAGTACCTTCTTCGAGTAAACTGCAGGAAGGAAGTATGAGTTAGTTTGACCCGCAACCGAGTTTGCAAAGTTAGCATCGGTATCCGTTGACGGCTCAAAGTATTGATCAGCTTGGTTATAAGCCATGATTATTTCTCCTTAAAAAGACAAGTAGTTATCGTGCTACTCTCCCTTCAGCGATGGCTCGATCAATTTCCTCTTCGTAACGATCGTACTCATCAAGGGATAAAGCAGCAATTTCCCGTTGAGTCCAAATACGAGGCTGCTTAGTATCTACTGTTGTTGTTTTTGTAGATACCATATCAGCAGCATTGGACTTAGAAGTTTGTGACCGTCTAGAAGCTTTTTTAATTGCAATACCATTTTCCATTTTATAAAGATCAATGGCACGACTAGCTAATGAAACATTGTCTGGGTTTCTATAGATCCAACGTTGAATTTCATCAGGTTGTTCTTTAGCCCAATTATGAAACTTGTCATCACCACGAATATCCTCAAAGTCTGGATGTCTTTCACGCAGCTTTGTTTCGGCTTCACGTTTAGCTATTTCAGCTTCACGTTGTTCAATTACCGATAGCTTTTGTTGAAGCGCTTCCACTTGCTCTGAGCTTCGCATGTGAGCAACAGTTTCAACTGTTTCATACAGATCAGGATATTCTGACCTAAACCGCTCAAGATCTTCTTCGCTTTTAGGTGGTGCATACTCTGGTTGAGATGCCCTTGCCATAGCTTCGAATTCTTGTTCTCGCTGTTTAAATTCAGAAATTCTTTGATCGTAATGTTTTTTTAGATCGTCGTATCTCTTTTTATAATTGGTTTGAGGTTCTTCAGCAGGGGCCGCTTCTGGGGTAGCCTGTTTTTCTTCCTCATAAAATAGTGAGTCCGCATCTGTTGTTTTTGGGGCAGGTCTCTGCGTCCAAGGTTTTTTAGCATTATACGGATTCGCTTGCACTTCTTCTGTCATGTCACTCTCCTTTTTGGGGCTTGTCGTTCTTTCAAGGTGGCTGTACTAGTGCGCGTTTAGTACAGGGTCTTGATACTACAAGGTGGCCTCAAGGTTATTATTATGATAAGGGGCTAGAAGTTCTAGGTAGCCTTATCGTCGCATTAAGCTAGGAATGCGATTAGATTCGAGCATCTGCTCTTCAATCTGCTCGTCACTCATAGCTTCGTCAGGCAGCGCGGCTTTCTCATCCTGAGTTGGATCATTCATGATTCCACCAACTGCCTTTGTATCTCGCCCCATATCAAATGCGCGTTCTGCATCATCCATCATCATCTGAAGATTGTCTGCGCCAATTTGATCTACGGCTTTTTTAGTAAATACAAATTCTCCGTCTGATAGCCTTGCAGGTATCGAGTCAGAGATTCCTGTGCCGGGTCCATCGACCTCACCAGCACCATTAAATTCGGTTGCACTAACAAAAACTTTATTTATAATATCTTCTAGTCTTTCGTCAGCGTCTAGCTTTTCAAGCAAGTAGTTTTGTTCGTCTTCTGTAAGAACTTCTTCCATAATGTAATCAGAGTATTCATCTTCCATCTCTGAATCAGGATTAAGCTCCATTGCTTGTTCTTCTGGGCTTAAGTTATTGTAAGTGTCTACAGGGGTTTCCATTTCTACAGGAACCATTAAAGAGCCTTCAGCAAAAGCACCACGACCTTTGAGAATGTCTGCCTGTGTTACTTTGCCATCACCTGTTAAATCTGGAAACTCTTCAGCCATTTTTAGATTCCTTTATTGTTTGATTTACTTGATCTTTAAGAGTAAGTAAATTAGCCAGAGAACTCGCTCTCCCCTGCTTGCGGTACATTTCCTGTTCCAATGTTGCCACCGCCAGTGCCTGTAACTCCAACATCCGTTGGCTCTTCAGGTACTCCTTCAGGGCCTCCCATAATTCCGGATTGTTGACTATCGGGGCCAACTTGCTCGCCAGCTGCTTGTCCAACATTATTTTGCATTCCTATAATTTGTGCAGCGATTGCTGCTTCTTCTGGATCATTTAAGATCTCATCAGGATCAAGATCCAGTGAGTACGCCAACTCAGAAATAAGCTTAGACATCTTAACGAACGGAGCAATTGCTGGGTTCTGAGCTGTTTGTAAAAACATAGTCAGTCGTTGACTTCGAACTTCTTTTTGCATTAAGCTATTTGTACCCATAGCTTTAATTTCTAAATCGCCTTGAGTATCTAGCTTGCCTTCAAAGAACTGCATGTTCCATTGGAAGTATGACTGTCCTAGTGGCTTAAGTAAAAAGTCATCTAAGTTTTTTACGACTGTTTTAATATTGAGTGATGCTGCACCCAACAACATAGACATACCTGATGCTGTCCGTGTCATGCTCTGCACACCTGTTTGTCCATGTGAGTAGCTAGGGATGCCTGTCTGCTCGTCTGCAAGTTGTCGGAACTTGTCAAACATCATCATGTTTTCTTGTGACGTATTCGGGAACTTTAGGCCATGAATGCTTTGGCCTTGCATGCCTGACTGTCGTCTAAACACTTTGCCCGGATAGATCTCCATGCTCTGACCACCAACAAGCATTGTTTCGTCTACGTCAAAAACAAGAGAACCACTAAGAGCTAAGTTATCAATAGCCATACGTGCATGACCATTCATGATCTGCTGACTATCGTTCATGTTTTCTGCTACGCCAATACCAAAGAAACTGTAAGGGTTTCGCTCATACGGGAAAGCGTTGTATGGTATGCGATAGGGCGTAAATGGATTTACTACAGCACGTAATACAATACCGTTACAAACCCACGCATTAATTTGTATTTCATCTAGTTCGTCTGTATCTTCAGGAAGCTCCATACCTACTTCACGAGCATACTCAACGTCCATAAGTCCCCAATATTCTAGGACTTCAAAGCGGCTTGAACCCATATCAGTCATACGCTGATCGTCTTTTAGTTCAAACTCATAATCTTTTTCTGTGTAGTTTGGACCAAGCATCAAACAATTTCGAATGGCTTCTTCGTCAAAGTAAGGCATCTTACGCAATGCACGAAGCTGAGAACGATTTAACTTATGACGATGAATCGCGTATTCGCATTCTTCCATTGAAGTCGCATTAGGATCAGGAAAGAAATCCCAGACACTAACAAACTCAATACGCGGTACACGTACAAACATAGGATCATAGGCTCTTTCTTCGCCTTCACCAGACCAACGATGTAATGTTTTATTAAAGTTAAACGGTCCTTTAATAATCCCTGTACCAAACAACGTGGCTTCAAACATAGCGTTACGAAGCTCTGTTGAGCCATTAGACTCATCAATTTGGTCGTGTATAAGCTTTTCCATATTTCTTGCAGCTTCTTTAGCTGGAGAAATTTCTGGAACTTGTGGGATAGGTGTAGGCCCAACATCAAACTCTAGTTGATCATCATCCTCAAAGCTTTCGAATATACCTTCGCCTGAAGACATTGTGGCTCCGGGCTTAAGAATACGACCATCGCCCTCGAAGCCAACACCTTCCATTTCTTCTTCTTCGATTATTTCTGGAGGTGTAGTTTCGATACTAGGCGCTTGATCAACCTTCAGGTGCATATATTCTTCTGCGCCTTCAGGAATTGATGTATGTGCAACACCAATAGGAAACTTACCTGTTCCAAAAATAACGTCTACAAGCTGACCAAAAGCAGCCAATACTTTTGTTTTTGTAACCTTAATAAAGACACGGGACTTTTCGCTTTCGCGGAACTTTACGTGCTTTGGATACATACCTCTAAAGTTATGATAGGCAGTAATCCAACGGTTTTCGTCGCTGTCTCGCGCTAACTCAGCTTCAGTGTATCTAGCCTCAATAAGGCCTGCCAGATTAGATTTAATCTGATCATCGACATTTAAATTCATGCCGTCTTCATTTTCAACGCTTTCAAAATACAGACTGTCTGCGTTTTTTGTAATTGTATTTTCTAATTCTGACATTATTTAATAACCAAAAGTTGAGTCGAAAGGCTTAAAGCTTTGCTCCATCTTTATATGGCGCATACGGTCTAGTGGATCTTGAATTCTTGGTCTAGACATAATTAAGTACCGTAAAGCGTCGTATGCGTGGTCTGGAGCATGTGTATCAACATCTTCAGGGTTAGATTTATCCAGAGGAATACTTTGTAGTTCGCGTATCAGGTTAGGACAAGTATTAAATATTTGTAATTTGGGTCTTCCGCTTTGCTGAACTTTTAAGTATTCATGGATTTGAATTTTACCAGCTACTCTATTTTTATCAGCCCTTCTTAGTTTATGACCAGCTTTAACAAGCGTTTCACCAACAGTAGGGCCAGTAGTTCCTGTTCTGTTCCAGCATGCTGTATCTAATACGCCCGGAACACTAAAAGGATCATTTATTTCCATTTCGGTTATAAGTCTTGCTAGTTCTGTAGCTAGTAGGCCTTTACGATATAACTCACGATAAATAAT